TTGTAGACGCCCCTGGCGTGAGCGTTCATCATGTAGGCCATGCTGGGCACATCCAGATTGGCCAGGCTCACCTTCGTCTCCATCTCAACCAGGTTGAGGAAGGTGCCGAAGTTGTAGCTCACGCTGTTGATGGTCTTGGCCTGACCGCTGGCCAGGGTCTCGGTTCGCACGCCATCGGTGTGCCGCAGGCCCAGGGGGCGCTTCGATCCGCCTTGGGAGTACAGGAAGTCCTTGTCGATGCCAAGGGCAACCTTGCGGCTCAGGTGGCTGCGCACCCATGCCTCAGCAGAGAACGAGGTCTGGCCGATGAACCGGCGAGTCAGCACGGTCTTGGCGCCCACGGTCTTGGGAGTCAGGCTGACCTGGCCAACCAGAATCTCAGAGGCATCAGGGGCCTGGCCTTCGCCAACCCAGTAATGGGTGGGGCCGCTGGTTTCTTTCGGGATGTCGATGTCACCCACCAGTCCGCTCAGCACGGTGGCGCCAGCAGCGGTGATGCTCAGGCGGTTGTAGATCAGCTCGATCATCGAACCGACCAGCAGATCGGTATCGATCAGCGCGCCGCCGGTGGTGAACCCGCCTGCGGTCTGATCGGCCCGGATGCCCTTGCGACCGGCGCCCATGCCGGGGATTTGCGCGACCATCACATCAGCGGGGATGCGGAACGAGCCCTGCAGCTCGCGTCCCGACTGCTTCACCGCAGCGGCGGATGCCTCCAGCTCCAGGCCGGCGGCCTCGCGGAGGCGCACGTCGGTCGGGTCGGAGAAGTGGCGGATGGCGTTCAGGATGTTGTAGCTCTTGATTTCCTGATCGCTCATCCCAAGCAGGCCATCGCCGGAATCCTGCAGGCGGCTGGAGAGGCTGCGCTTTTCCTTGCCGGTGACAAGGGCGAACAGTTCCTCGCGGACATTGCCGATCTCGGCGCCAGAGTTGATGTACTCCTCAGCCTTTTCGTGGCCAGCGCCGGACTGCTCGCACATGTTGCGGATGGTGCGGGCCCGGTCGCGCTCCGCTTGAATAGCGGCTGCCTCCCGGTCCGCCGCTTCGGTGTTTTGGATGGTCATGGGGACAGGTGCAGTTTGCGTACCTGAGCTCAGGCTATGGAGCACTTCCGGTTCCCCACCCCCTTCGGTCGCAGCAGCGACGGGCTCAGGTTGTTCAGGCTCGGGAGCGGGAGCGGGAGCGGGTTCGGCTGGCGCGGTGGCGGCCTGAGCTTTTGGGCGGCTGGGCTCGACAAACTCCACCAGCTGCACCAGCGCCTGCGGCACCTTGGCAAACCGGCCGCGGGGAACGGCAGCGCTGCGGATCTCGCGGGCTGGCGCCGCCTCGGTAGCGAACCCGAACTCCACCGCCTCGGCGGCAGTCAGCCATGACTCGGCGGCCATCAGCGACGCCACGTCCTCATCGCTCATTCCAGACCTGGCGGAGTAGGCCTGGCGGTAGGCGGTGCTGATGCGGTCGATCAGGTCGGCCTGCTGGCGCAGATCACCGGATCCGCCGATCGCAAGGCCCCACGCCTCGTGGATCATCAGGAACGACGACTCGGGCATCACGATCTCGTCGCCCGCCATCGCAATCACCGACGCGGCCGATGCAGCCACGCCATCAATCACCATCCGTTTCTTGCCGGGATACCTCGCCAGCATCGAATAGATGGCCAGGCCCTCGATCGCATCGCCGCCATAGCTGAACAGGTTGATCGTCAGATCCTCGGTTCTCCCCACCAGTGCCCGCTGCAGCACCGATGCGTTGATCTCCCAGCCGACCTCCCCGATCAGGGCCAGCTCTAGGGGTGCGCCCTCAGCCGCAGCCTTGATCGTCACGCCAGACATACAACCTGAGCAGTTTCTAGCCTCAGGCTATGGACCCTCAGGGGTGGTCCCTGGCTGCGGTGCCAGTGCCGGTTGCGACGCCGCGGGCTGCGGCAGGCCCAGCCGCCGGCGCAATGCGACCTCGTACGCGATCTGGGCCCAGGTGTGCTCCAGGTCGGTGCCGTAGAGCTCCGCCATCTGGTCGGAGGTGCTCTGCAGGCCCATCTCTTGGGCGTCCTTGTAGGCCTTCATTTCCTTGGCCGGGTCCACCCAGCTCCAGGTTCTGGCCTGCCACCGCGGCGCCGTGTAGAGCTCTGGCTCGTTCCAGTAGTTGGCGAACAGTTCAACCGGCAACACGCCCGCCAACGTGGCAGCGTCAACCCATTCCTCGAACACTCGCTGGTGGAACTGCTGAATAAAGATCGACTGCACAACCCTGTACCAGTCGCGGATCTCCAGCTTCTCTTCCCTCATCGAGCTGTAGTTGGCGTCGGAGTGATCACCGCTGATCGCCGAGTAGCTGGCGGTGAATCCCGTCGAAAACCGGCGCAGCATGGTCTTGAGCACCGTCTCGTACTGATTGTCGTCCGGGCCCAGCTGGGGTGGCACGGGGTGCTCATCGGGGAACAGCTCAATCCACTCGCCAGGCGATGAGTTCGACAGCACCTCGCCGGTGGCCTGGGATTTTTCGTCAACCAAGGATGAGTTGGGGGGCGCATCATCGGGCTGCTTCTTCTCGATGAATCCCAGGATGTTGTTCGCAATTCTCTTGCGGGTCCAGTGGCTTTTCTCGTATTCATTCAGGTTGTGGATCGTGGTCAGTACCGGCGCCAGGTGGGGGATCTCACGCAGTTGGCCGATTTCCTCCGGGATGAAGATGTGGATCAGGTCCCGCGCATCCACGAAGATGTGCTTCGGCTCCATGCTTTGCGGATGGCCAGGATCCATGTTTCCGGGGTGCCGGCGCAGCACCGCATAGCGCGTCACCCGGCCTCCCCGGCGGTCGTTTGTTTCAACGCCCATCCGCCAGAAGTGGCCAGGTCGGTCGGACCCTCCGCTGTAGTCCTCGTCCAGCTGGTCAGTGCTCAGCAGCTCGAAGCACAGCTGCTCATCGTTCGGGTTGCCTGTGGCCGATTCGCGGATGATCCGCACCATCGCTCCGCCATGGGAGCCGAAGGCGCCGGCGATCATCAGCTCGTACTGGTGGAACGAGTAGCGCCCGGACAGGTCGAAGTTGTCAGGTTTGCAGAACTGCCGCCACTTCGCCTCCAGGATCTGGTTTCGTTCTTCGTCCCGCTCGATTGCGGTCTGCGCCAGGATCAGCCGATCCAGCGCCGCGTCAAGCTCTCCGCCGGTGCGGCCACGGGAGAGCAGCGCCGCAATCTGCTGGGCAGACTCTGCGCGAGCTCGCCCGGCAGCGGGGTTGCTCCGGCCGCCTAGGGGGATCTGCCCGCGCATCTGCACGCCACGGGCGCCAACGATGTTGATCTGCAGGCTCCGAATCGCACGCCTGGCGTAGGGATTCAGCAACGCCTGATAGCGGCTCTTCGCCCGGATCTCCTTCAGTCCGCCGCGCAGCATTGCTTGCGGGTCGAGGTAGACCGCTGGCATATCGCCCAGCAGCCGGCCGCCTAGGTCCTGGGATAGCCCGTGCGCCCGCAGCCGCCTGGCGCGAGGACCCGGGCCGGCCTGCCAAATGCGGTTCATCAATCGCCGGGCGCGGCTGAACATGCTCATCGGAAGGCAACGCGGATTTTGCGGCTGGTGGCTGTGCCACTCGCCACCGCCTGGGCTCGCTTCTCCTGGGCCACCTGCGCGGCGAGCCGATCACGCCATTTGATCAGCTCTGCCAGGTCGGCGCGGACCACCTTCCGGCCACCGTTGCCAAGGCTGCCGATCTGGTACTCCTGCGCGCCGGTAGTCAGGGCGCGGATTGCCTCTTCCACCGCGTCGAGGTCGCGTTCCGCCTGGCTTCGGTCGTCAAATGTTCCCGGCGTCCCAGTGAACGCCAGCCCGCGGCGCACTGTCAGGCTGCCGCGTCTAACTGTCAGGGGTGCGCCGTCAACCGTCGCGACAACCTGCAGGTCCCACGCGCCGGGCGCCATTGCAGAGGTGGCCTGCTGGCTGATCACCACCTCCCATCCGCCATCGGCAGCCGTGCCATTGAGCTCAAGCCCGGCACCTGCGGTGGTGCTGCGCAGCCAGACCTTGAGGGCAGTGGCCTCAGCTGGAGCGCTGGTCTCCAGCCACGTCACCCGGTCGCCTTGGTAGAGATCGGCTGGGTTCATTCCTCAATACTTCAGGCTGAAGTTGCGGCGTCGCACCGTTGGCCGCGCCGTTCCCTGCTTTGAGGCTACGGAGGCCGCCAGCTGTGCCGCCAGCTGGTCCCACATCGTGGCGCGGTTGTATCTCCGGCTCACCAGCTGCATCGCGGCGTAGGCGTACCGGGTGCAGTCACCCGCCTCATCCCGCATCCCGGTTGGGCAGTCCCAGTGATACTCACGGCCACGGCTGCCCTTCTTCGGCATGCGCTTCCACGGGAACAGCTCCGCTAGGAACTGATCGGTCGAGGCCTCGCCCAGGTGTAGATACCCAGGCCCAGGGATCTCGTTTCGCAACCGGCCCTGTAGGTGCGAGACGCTCGTTTCGTAGCCCACCCGATACAGCAGCAGGCCTTTTTTCTGCACCGGCTGATTCTTCCGGTTGATGTCCACCGGCGTGCCGCGGCCCACCAGCGGCTTGCCTTTGGCGCCATCACCACGCACCGGCACCCACAGACCGCCCTGCTTCCGGCACCAATCCCTGATCTCCTGGGTTGAGTGGCCGCCTTCGTCGATGGCGCCCATCGCCAGGGGCACCTCAGCGCCATCCTCCCTGCGCCACTTTGTTGCCGCGATCCGCTCCAGCTGCTCCAGCGTTTCCTTCTGCTGCGGGTCACCATCGATCTCCCAGTGGCCCAGGTGCCAGCCTTCCTCGCCGCGGCCCCAGCCCCACACCGTCACCACCACTCGCTCACCCACTGAGCCGCCGCCGCCCTGCACGTCCACCCCTGCGGTGATCAGCAGCACGCCATTGGGCACGGTCCCGGCCGGGTAGCCGTTGCCGCCCTCGATGTTCTTGCGCCGCTCTGCCAGCCCGTCGCAGGTGAGTTTGCCGGCGATGCTGTCTTCCCAGGGGATCCCCAGCACGGTGTTGTGGTAGGT